ATCTACTTAGTAGTGATAGTCAAAAGCGCGGATAAGTTTCTAGACAGCATAGCCATCTAGAAATAAAGTTCTTTCGTCTTTTCGTCTCTTAACTAAACCATTAAGTACTCTTCCGCCAGCTTTTCTCCATTTTAAAAATTCATTACCGGCACCTTCAATATCACCTCTATTGAGTTTTCTTCTTAGAGTAGAAGCTTGAAGATTGCCTAAACCTACGTTAAAAGAAAAACATACTAACGCATCAAATTGGTTCTGATTAAGAGGTTCAGTAATTAATCTCCCAACACCTCTTTCGAATCTATTTAAATCGTTTTTTAAAATCTGATCTACTTCTTCATCAGTGTATGTCTTATTCCATTCTTTAGGTTTAGATTTTCCATTACCCATTAGGTGTCCTACTCCGACAGTCCATAATCCTATTGGATCTTGGTAAGGTTTATTTCGAACACCTTCATGGTGTCTAATTAAGCTTATACATTTATTACTAACTTGCATAATACCACCTAGCGCTTAATAGCACGACTGCCAAACCAAAAAGATACAATAGCGGCGAATATGCTAGATGTTTCTTCTGACCATAGCGCGTTCGTGATGCTAAGTATATCGCCACCATCTCGTAGAACAACATAGGCTGCAACACCTTCAACAAAAAAGAATATTACAAAAAATAGATATGTAATTGCAGGTCTAACTGATGATCTTAAATTATGTACCCATGTTGAAGCATGTTTAGCTGTAGCTGTATCATGTTCTAATAAAGCACGTTCTCTTTGAACATCATTAGCTGAATCCATCATATCAGCTTTAATATTAAGCATTTTCTCTTCGCGTTCAATTTGAAGAGACATTACTTTTAATTCTTGTTTTTTATCAGACTTGTCTTGCATAAAGTCTAATATTTTAGGTACGAAAGAAGTACCAAATCCTAATAAAGAAGATAGTAGAGTTAACATTTTTTAATCCTTTGTGTTTAAGTATAGAGGTGGTATCTTCGCTTTCATTTTATCGAAGATAGGTTTCATTTTAGATACGTTCTTTTCGTAAATAGATAGATGCCAAAGACTAGCTATAATCCTATCATTTTCATTTGCAATACCTTCTGGTGCTAATTGGTACTGTGCATATTTTATCATCTTAGCTAAGTGTTCTTTATCTTCATCAGTTGAATATTTATTCCATATTCTATCCTTTTCAAATTCAGCTAATGCTTTAACTGCTCCTTTAGGGACCATAAAGCTTGCCATTGAAGATTCACCTACTTCTATCATTAATTTTTCATTTTCTTCACCTATTGCAATAACATTGCTTGCAACCATAATTTCTTGTACGAGCAGTTTATTCATTAAGAAAGTTGAATCTTGAATCATTAGTTCTGAAAATCTATTAAAATATGCTATTTCTGTATCATCTAGATAACCTTTTCTTACCATCTCGTCACCAGATATACCATTATATCTTTTTTGTTTTGCTAATAAATTTTTATAACCATCTTCTTTTTTAATTGCAGCGTAATCTTTAGATACTTTATCAATTTTAGGATTCCAATAAGCGTTATTAGCATTTGCTAATTTTTTTGCATACTTTTCATTTTCTCTTACAACATTATAACCTGCACCTGACGCAAATACTGGTCGCGCACTTGTATTAACTGCAGTCACTTCTGAAGGAGTATATGATTGTGGTTTAGCTTCCGGGATTGTTTTTGGCTGAGCTTGCGCAAAGCTTCTTATTTTAGATTTTAATGTTACACCACTCGCAATTTCATTTTTAGTTAATTTAGGAATGTTCAATTTAATTTTAGGTATATCAGTACATGTATTAAGAGGTCTACTAGCAAAAGCTTCGCCTGGTTTAATTACAGGTCCAGCATAAGTATAAGTAACTTTAATTTCTTGGTATTTGTCTGTAAGTGTTACAACCTTATTATTACTCTGATAACTTGTTGTATTACTAAAGAAATTAGTACCTGAAGCTCTCACTTGTACAGATTTTATTTCTTTTGAAGTTTTAGATAGAGTAATAGAATCAACTAGAGGGCTATTAATTTTACTACCGACAGGTGATCCAGCTCTATCTATTTGAGTTAATGTAGACTGAGAAGGGCCTGAAGATGTTATACTAAGTATACCAGCTAATGCAGTAGTAGGGTCCATAGTTTTACTAAAGTCAAAGTTGCCAGGTAGAGAAGGTATGCTACCATTTTGTTTATTCAATTCTAAACCTTTATTGAAAGCACCAAATATATTACCTGAAGTTAAATCTCCAACTGCGCCTTCAACGATTGTGCCTTTAGCAGATTGATTAGCTAATTGACTTCCTAATGATAAAGACTTACTGACATCGACATTACCAATTCCTCCTTTAAACTGTGCAAGTAATGAACCAGCAGGACCAGATGTGTCAATTTTTCCAAGAGCATTATCTAAATCAGTTTGATGTGATCCCATTATACCTTTTATTTTTCCACTGTTAAGACTTTTAATATCACCAGCTGTAAAGTTTTTATCTTTTGTTACTTTAGCTAGAATTTGATTAATATCAAAACTACCACCTTGGCCTTTTGCAACAGATGAAGTACCCGGTACTGTATACTTAACTTTTATCTGCTTGAATACTTTTTCTTTATCAGGTTCACCACCTTCATGCGTAACAATAACATTACTTATTTGTTTATAACTCCTTGTACCACCGAAAAAATTAGTACCTTCTTTCATGACTAATACCTCAATGACAGAAACAGGAACGTCATCTAAGTTAACTGTACTGGTATTTTTAGCTCTCTGTTCAACTACTACTGTTGTAGGTTGAGGAGTAGAAGCACCATAAAGGTTTTGAATATCACTAGCTTTAGATATAAAGTCATTTATGTCTTTTGCACCTTTTAATTTATCAATATCTTTTTGTAAATCAACTGTTTTTGAGCCATCAGGTATTAAAGATATACATTTAATTACACCATACTCTTCAGCAGTTCTAATTTGTTTTTCACCGCTTTCGTCTTTAGTCTCTAATTTAAAATCAGTAACTAAAAAGAATATACCTGAAGCTTTTTTAGCAGCTTTAACTTCTTTAACAACAATTAAATTTTCTGGTACATCACATGTAAACCCGCTACCGTCAGTAGCTATTTCAATAATTTTTGCAGGTATCTTAAACTGTTTTTTAGCTGAGGTTTTTTGTAACAGACTGTCTACTGAAAGTGTTGAAAGCATAGATTTACCAAGCTTCATCTTAGACATCATATCTTTTTGAATGACTTTAATTTCTTCTTTATTTAAACTCTTACCGCAAACTAATGCCATGTCTTAACTCTTTAATTCGGTGTTGAAGTTTGAGCGCCCGCTACACCTGCAGGGTCTGTATGGGTATGACTAGTTAGTGTTATAGCTTTAGCTGTAACTTCACTACTTGCATCTTCCATTAATATTATTCCTTTACCAGTAACAGTCTTAGATAGTTCACCTGTGATAGTTTCTGTGACGTTGCCGGTTACTGCTTCAGTTATATTACCACCTACTGTATTACTTACATTTTTTTCAATATCAGTTATAAATGAAGCAGGGGTTTCGATTGTAAGATTTTCTTTAGATGTTACTTTATATTCTGATTCAGTAAAGTTTGTGAATTCACCTTTACTGTAGATATTAGTTCTATTATCTGTATAAAGAAAATAATCACTATCTATATATAAAGTGTTGGTAGCTCCTACAGTTGTGTCTCTTCTCTCAATAATATCTCTATTTTCGTTACCACCTATCCTTGTAGCATAATCTTCACCTATATTTGCAGAATAATCTTGATCAATTTCCATATTTAAAGACTGGGCTATTTTAACTTGCTTGTCACCACCTATACTTTCAGTATAATTACCAGATACTTCTAAGTGATAATTACCTTCTACTTTAACTCTTAAATCTTTTTTGATAGTCATATTCATTCCACCTTTGACTATCATATTATTATTTTCAAATATTACTTCGTAATTATCACCTATAACTCTAAGCGTTCTTGTGCCGTCATTAATAATTTCTTCATAAGTACCAGCTGTATGATAATCTAAAGTACTCTCTCCCCCAGGTGTATCATTAACCTCAGATATATGACCACCTTCAGTTTCTTTTACTTTGTTAAAAGGATACTGTGGGAGAACTCCCGCGTAGGGGTATGGTTGATCCCATTTGTTAGCTTCATAGTAGGTTGAATCTTTATCCGGAGCTACAGAGGTCACCTTTGGAGGTGTAGCTGTATCTACATTTTCAGATCTAGTATTCAACCTATCTAGATAATTATCTGTATTTTCAACATTTATTCTTTGTGCATTAAAAGGTACATCGTTTTCCTTTGCACCTACTTGTGTAACTCTTTGCGGGTGCTTACCAGCTGGGTCATTGAACCCCTTTGTCAGATCTGGATCACCAGGTATTTGACCATGAAACGTACCCATAATAAAAGGTTGCTGCATGTTAACACCATCAGTAAAAAAACCTACGACAGTTGCGCCTTGTACAATACCTGTTGGAGAATCTCCTATACCGCCTACAGAAGCAGATGTATTAGGCATCATTACTTGAGCCCAAGGTAATGAATCTGTAGGGATTGCGTTTTTATCTTCAGTATGAATGCCGTAGCATCTTACTCTAATTCTTCCCAACTCTAAAGGATCGTTTCTATCTTCAACGACACCTACAAACCATTTAAAGTCATCACCAAAATAATTCATTATTCTTCCGCACCTATTATATTTGAATCTCTTATACAATCAAGAACCATTGATGAAGTCGATGGACTGAAAATATGTCTTTTTGCAACTGTAAGATATTTACCAGATAAATTTTTATTATCAATACCTTCTTTTTGTTTTGGAGCAGCTAATGGTATTCTTATGTCAATTATTTGACCAATATCAGTAACATTATTTCCAGGTATAGTTATCGATAATATGTTATTAGATCTTTGATACTGTGTTTGTAAAATACTAGACACATCTAATGTCTTGTTAATACTCTCACCTAAATCATCATTTAATGCATTAATTTTATCAATCTTTCTACCCATACCACTAGGTTTAAATCCTCCCCATAAAGGAAGTTCATTATCAACATCTTTTTTATTATGTTCTAGTTTATGCTCAATTGTATTTGTAGATTTACTTGTCATATTATATTGAAATATCTCTCCAGACAAATAACCATTTTCTGCAGTATCGAGTAAATTATATGATGCATTTACAGTATAAGATTCTATAGAATTCATATCTTTATCTGATTTATTATTTACACCAATTTTATTTTGATTGAATACGAACATTTGCGGGGTTTCTTCTGATATAGTTTTTAATCTTTCTAAAGGTAAAAAATTATATTCACCGTATGTGTTTTGAAAGAAAAAGAATCTAGTATTAGATATTTTAGATTTAGCTCTTTTAGCTAACCACAATAAACTTATAATAGGTGACCAATCAGGTATAATTATACTCTCAGAATTAATTGAATCGTCCCAAAATCTTATATTTTCTTTTTCTTTATCAGCATGCTGTTCAAATATATCTTTAGCTATTTTTGAAACCGCACCTTCAAAGTGTTTAGATATTCTAGAAAAGTTTGACTTAACTAATAAAGGTGAACCACATTTAATTGCATATGTCTGACCTTCTTCTGCATTTGCAATATCACTAACTGCTATAATAACCATTGTATAGATTCTAATTTCGTCACCGTATTGTATTTCGAAATTAATATTTTGACCACCTCTTATTGGAAACTTACTAATAAAGTCTGTACTATCTAGCATAGTAAAAATAGCATTAAAGCTGGGTTCAGTTACAAAAGCATTCAAATTTATTTCAATTACTAGATTAGAAATATCAGCTAATTTATTATCTTCATCTCTACTAATCTCTAACTTTTTAAATAAAAAATGACCTGCAAAATTTTTACTCATTTAATACTCTTTTTAATTCATCATTTAAATCTGATACTATAGCTTTTTTAAAAACTAATAATACTCTTTTCGCTTCGTTTAAACTGTCTTCATATGAATATATTGATACAGGGGACACAACTGGCATTACAGCTGCTCTTCCGTATGCGTCTTTTCTATTACTATTATTAACAACATAATCGTAAGTGTATTCGTTTTTACTTGTATCTATAAAATGATGAGGTTTAGCTGTAACTTCACCTATAATAGTAGTGTAATTATTATCTGCATTTCCTACAAACTCTATATAATCTCTAGTATGTTGTTTAGATAATACAACCGTTTTATTATCTGAATCTGATTGCGTACTATATTTCTGGAATAACCATTCATCAAACACTCTTTGTTCTTTAGGCATATCTAGATAAGGACTAACCATATCATTTGCTAGCATTACAGACCAATGTAAATTAGGAGTATCATAATAATAATTTGAAATTGATTCGACAGTATCGCCATCTTGTATAGTATGTGTTTGAAAATTAGCTCTGTCAGTTTTTACTTTTTCAATCATACCAGCTTTCTTAGACAGATTCTTAACTTGTCTAGTTATACCGTCTGGAAATTCATAATTGATGTATGGGAATTCTTCAAAATAGCTCATTATGGACCTACGTAGTTATCTGGGAAATGCTTTTTAGCACCAGCCTTTGGATTTTTTACACTTTTAAAAGTTGGATTATTAGGTGTAGCGTCACCAAATGATTCTCTAAATAACGGTTCGATCTCAGTATATGTTAGATCTAACCCAACATCAATAGGTGAACCATCTGTATGTCTCATTGCACCGCTGCCTCCGTTACCGTACTGCACGTTTACACTAGTCAAAACACTTCTATTAGGTGATTCTAAAAATTGATTTTTATTTCCAAACCATTTATACTTTATATCCCACTGCAGAGGTATATCGATAAAGTTAAAAACACTTTCAGTATCTCTAGCTGGTAACTGGTAATACATGAAAGTATCACAAATCTTTTTAATTACATACGACTCTTGAGGTGATCTTGCTAATAATTGAAAATTATAAGAAAACGTTCTATGAGCCATACCTTGAAATAATGTAAATGAGAAAGGATTAATAATTTGACCTCTAGCTAATTGCATAGGCTTTTCAACACCTAATGCTTTCATAGCAGCTTCACCACCACCTTTTAATAGATCTATCATACCACTAATTTGAGATTCTCTATTACTCGCATTAACTATACTGGCAGCTGCAACATTAGCTGAGCCTACTGCATCTACTGAATAATTAGCAGATTGAACTGCAATTAAATTTTGTGGCATAGGTAAACAAACTTGACCGTAAGTAGTAACTCGATCAGCTTTAGTTATCATTTTTTCACCTGATAACTTACTTATGCCCGTCATACCTGTAGGGCTTTTCTTTGTAGCAGTAATACCGAACTCTAAAGATCTTGGAAAGAACTCTACAACTCCTGGTATTTCAGCACTGCCTAACTCACCTTCTGGGTGCTGATAACTAAAATAACGCGGTTTTGCCATATGCTATCTCTTCTTCCTAAATAATCGTATAAGGTATTTAACATGTATCACAAAGGTAAATTTACAGATATTAACCATCCCGAAAAATACGTTGGGGATATTCGAAATATCACATACAGATCTCATTGGGAACGCAATGTAATGAGGTGGCTTGATGGTGATAAGAAGGTATTAGAGTGGGCTTCAGAAGAGATATCTATACATTACCAGCATCCTATTTACAATAGAAGAGCTAAATATTATCCAGACTTTTATATTAAATTTACAGACGGTACAGTTAAAGTAATTGAAGTCAAGCCAAAGATACAATGTGAAAAACCAATGAAGCCTAAGGGTGCTAAAATACCTAAACGTTATATTAATGAAATGATGAGCTGGGCTATTAATTGTGAAAAATGGGATAGCGCTTTAAAGCTAGCAGAACGTACAAATATAATTTTTGAAATATGGACTGAAGATACTTTAAAAGCCATGGGTATATTGAATTGGGAAACTAATAAAAGTGTATTAATGTCTGAACGTACAGCTAGTACTAAACCTAAATTAAAAAATATCTATAAAGCTAAAAAGAAAACAACAGCTGCTAAGAAGACTCTGTTAGTTAAAAAGCAAACATTTAGACCAAGACCTAATAGAAAATCCTAATAATTAAAAGCTGCTACTGTACCACTTCCGTATTGTGGTGGAAACATTTCTGGTTTAGCCTTAACAGCTATGCTTGTTGACTGACTATTATTAGAGTTTGATACAACAGCTACATTTGAATTACCTGTCTGGCCTCGTTGCATTCTTTGTTCATCTCTTAGTATTTGTGATTGCCGTGAGTTACCAAGTATATCACCATTTGCATTCTCACCTTTACCAACATCACTACCACTAAAGACACCTCTAATACTTTTCATAGTATCAGTATTTTTTGTTAATTGGTAAACGTCATGTAGACTATCAGCTAATAATGCTCCACCTATAGCCCAACCTAAACCAGGCACTAATAAAGCTAATGTACCACCAGCTATTTTTTTAAGTATAGACTTTGCAGCAGTCTTTGCAACTGTAGAAGATACAGAGCTCGCAGCTGCTGTTTTTGCAGCTGTAACAGTAAGTTTTTTAATAACGTTAGTAGTGCCTTTGCCGTCTACACCCATCTTTACAATATTACCAGCTTTAGACATTACTTGTCCTCTAGGTAGTAGTTTACCATTAGGTCCGTATCTATTTGCAGGCTGACCAGGTGTAACACCATTCTGACCAGGCGCAGTTCGAACATTACCACGTACATTAGGTTTAGTAGTAGTTGGTAATTTAGGAGTTCTAAATTTGCTTAACATTTTAAAAGCTGTCGCTATAGCAGCTATAGTAAGTAACAATCCACCAAATTTTAAAGCTGCGAACGCTATTATAACAGTTGTAAATAAAGGCCATTTTGTAGCAAACGTTTTCATTCTCTCCCACACAGTTCCTTCACCAGTAAAGAGAGCAGTAATATCTGTAAAGAAATTTTCTATTCCTGTAAAAAAACTATCTATCTTTAGAGCTACTCTTTTCTTCTTTTCTTCGTCCCAGCCTAATAATGAGCCTACTAAATTTGCAAGACCAGCTGAAAACTGTTCACTGATGTCTGGGTTTGCACCAAACCAATCATTAGCTTTTTTAAGACCATCTAAGAATAGCATTAACCCTGCGAATACTACACCACCTACAAATGTTTTTAAGAATGCAACTTTAGCTAATGTTACAGCAGCTTCTAGACCTTTGAATATAGATGTAAGACCGGTTAGACTTCCGAAAGTTTTTAATACGTCTGCTATACCATTAAAAGCTTTGTACTGCCTTTCTGCAAACTTCTGTGTTTTTTTTCTTCTCTGTTCTACATCGCCTTGAGTTTCACCTGATACGTCTTTTCTTTTCTTGTACATTTCTTTAGCTTGTTTATTGATAGTTTCATCTAAACTATTAGCACTATCTGTAAATGCTTTTCTTTCTTTCTTACTGAAACTTGAATCACCAGCTTTCTTTCTCTGATCATTCATAGTTTCCATCATAGTGTTTAGGGCTTTAGTCTGACTACGAAATGCGTTTTCTGCTGCTATTTCTTTATCACCTAATTTTTTAAAGAAAGCGTCATTACTTGACAATTGCATTTTCGTAAAGACACTGAAAAAAGTAGCCATACCTTTATTAAAACTGTCACCTATTTTAGTGTTAGCTTTAGGTTCTTTGAGATTTTTATCTAGAAATTTTCTATGAGATTTCTTTTCTTTTTCGACATGCTCCCATACTTTCTTCTTAACCTCACCTTGTGTGGTTTGAGCTTTCATTTCTGCTGCAATTTGTTTTAATAATTGCTCGGTAGTTTTTTCAGCCATTTTTTTTAGTCTCTCGTTCTATTCTTGCGTTCTCTTCTTTTACATGCGTTTCTAACATATGTAAATAGATATCCCTCTCCCAAGGTATCATATCCTCTATTTCTGAATATGACCAATGATGAAACTGAACACAAGCAAAAATGCTTTTCATCAAAGTAACCAAATTAATGTGGGCGAGGTTAACTAAAAAAAATTTTGCATACCTGTCAGTGTTGATTTATTTATCGTAGAACATTTAGAACACTTAAATTCATAGTCAAGACTAGTCTTAGGAATATTTTCATAGTAGTCTGATAACTTCTTAAACTGTTCTGATGTTAACTGCTCTATAAGAGCTTTAATATCTGGTACGTCTTTTGGTGTTACGTCGATTACTTCTTCACCGTTTTGTACCTGAGATATTCCATTAGCTAACATGTTAATGATATTTTCAATCTCTACTTCATCTGGATTATGCAAAGCCATCATTCCAATAGTTGGTTCTACTAATACAAAAACTAAATTATCATCGATTTTAACTTCATTTGATTCGTTTGTATTTTCAGAGACATATACTTTATCTAGCTCAATTGCTAGTTCGTTTTCTTCATCACACTTCTCACATGGGTAAGTTATATTAACATTCTCACCTACTGACTTAGATCTTATTTTTGTAAAAAGATATTCTACATCGTAGAAGGGTAAAGTGTCACATTCAACTCCAGCACAATTATTAATAATACTTTTCATAGCATTAGACATTTGTTGAGTGTCTTTAGATTCAGATGCAATTAATAACATCTTCTCTTCTGATACTCTAAATGGTCTAAATTTAATAGCTGCTTTAGTTGAAGGAACAATATCATTGTACTCAGTGTGAGCAAGTTTAATATTTTTTAGCGTACTCATTATAACCTCTTATATCATATTATATTTGAATAGTTGTCTATAACCCATTTAAAATTATAACCACCTATTTTAACTCCTATCTTATCCCATGAATACATGTATCCGAGATCATTAGGAGTCAATTTATTCATTAAAGTTTTAATTTGTACAGCTGACGGCTGGTGTATTCCTGCATCGTTTACTACACTGATTATAACTTTACTGAATGTATCTAACTTGTCCGAATCTGTAAAGCTCTCTTTAAAATAAGGAAAAGTTATAGTAAATGCAACATTGTCACATTTAATTGTATTAGTAGCTGAGAAGTCAGAATCGTTAAATCTTATATCAGATAAATTTACTTTATCATCACTTAATATTTTACAGTAACTTACCGACTCAGCTAAAATTTTAGCAAATACGTATTCGATTACGTATCTTTCTCTAGTATATACATTATCTAATGAAGAGCAATTACTTGTGATGCTTAATATCTTATCTGCAATTGCTTCTTTATCTTGAGTTTTTAATACTGTAACGAAATTTCTATACACAGAATTACTCATACCATTATAAGTTATTGTATCATAAAAAGGTATGTTATGCAACTCTTTTATTGATTTAGTATATACTAAATCGCTGTCATTTACCGCCATTGTTTAAACTCTTCTCTATTAATTCTCTATTAGCTTTTATAGCATTCTCATTAAGTTTTATAGCATCTGACTGCGCAGCGTCAATCATCTTTTGTAATACTTTACCTTTTTCTGCGTCTGTATCTAAATGTAAATCTCTATTAATAATTTTTTCTACTTTTGTACTATCTAACTTAGAGTTAGGTACATATTTCCAAGTATAACCTTTAGTAGAATATACACCAAATACAGTTGTCGTCATTCCTATTTTAACTATAATAGCATCCCGACCATCTAAGATAATATGGTCTCCTTCGTTGAACGCTTGATTCGATTTGAAGGCCCATCCTTTTGCGACCGAGTTCGCAGTATCTTTTAACCATATTGCTACTATTACTGATATTAGTATTCCTATCCATGGCAATATCATTGTAGTTATCTCTACACTCATCTGATTCAAATTTCCAATATCCATAAGGGTTTCTCTTTCTTCTTTTATAATTGTAACTAGTCGGCGCTATAGGTGTAACCCTCATTATAAAATCCTAGTGTAATTCCTGTAGTTAAATGATATGCTTATTCTTTGTATGTCACCATTGTTATAGTCATAATTTAAATTTCCGACGTTTGTAACGTAAGCTTCATTAAATCTATATTCCGACATCTTAGTCGTTAATCCATAATCCCATTGTTGTACTTCTACTCTACCAATATATTCTTTGTAATAACCTACAGCTTTCGATTCCGGATCAAATACCATATTTTGCCATTCTTCAAAAAATCTTCTTTCTCTTAAATCTTCTGAGCAATAATACTGTAAAACTAATTGTGGGTGTATGTGATTATACCCTATTTGTCTTCTTTCACCGTAATATTTTTGCTCTGTTGCTTCAACATCTCTAGAAGGTATTTCAGCTCCAGAACAGAATAGAGATAATTGTTCACCTCTCCCTATAATATTTTGAAATATAAAACCTGAAACAGGTCTGCCTAATTTATTAGCAAACTTAGTCACACTATTACTTGTTAATAGGTTTCTAATAGGCTGTGCTACATCTATATTGAGCCCAGGTGTTCCAGTAAATATACCAGGTATATTTAGAGTAGAAGATCTCCCACCGAATAATGCTCCGATTATACCTCTTCCTTGGTCTGTCTTTGCATTAGGCAAGTATACATTACAAATATATTTGTTACCTCTTGCTAGACCTGTATCATTAAAGATAGAGGTCTTCATCATTTGTAAACTCATTTTCTAGCCTTTCTCCAAATCTTTTCATTGGTTGTTTTTTCGAAAGCTTCAAAAGGCAACTGAATTACAATTTCCCATTCCTCTTTAGGTATAACTACCATTGAACTTGCTTGTTTTGTTAAGTACTTCTTACAAGCATGTTTAAGATAATCGCTTCTTTCTAATCCCTTAGCTAATTGTGCTAGAGGTCTCTTCTGTACCCAACCTATGTCTAATAAGAGCTCAGCTCTTATTTTAGGTGGTAGATAGTGCATGTTGACACCATACCACCCGTCTCTGTTACGCTCTACAAGGATAATCAATGGCTGAGTGTCGTAATACGGTAGAGTCTTTTTCCATTTAGGATCGTACATATAAGTAACCATTGAACCTATTCGTGGTCTATCAATAGGCCTAAAACCTTTTGTGACAGCTTCGAAGCTTCTATTACTAGCATCTTTACGTATTCTGCTCCTAAACCAATTAATTGATTCAGCAGTACCACGAGAAATACTTGCTCTTCTAGCTAACTCTTTGTACTTTTTAACTATAACATTAGTGTTAACAGGAGCTTGTTTAGCTTCTACTAATTTATTTTTAATATTTTGTTCAGGTCTTACTATTCTTGGTGCCATTTTTTACCTATAAATACTTCATGTATAGTTATTTATTCGGGAAATTTAGTATAACATATAGGAGATTTAATTGGAAAGACAATACATGTACTCAAAAGCAGCACTACACTCAGCTAATAAAGCGTGGAACGAGCTATCTACCCTCATGGATGCTAAGCCTCTTTTGTTTAAAACAGCACCTAAGTTTAAAATGTTTTACGATGAACTTTGCGAGAGACTAATAACAGATAAAGAGACATATTAATGCCAACATATAACTTTCGAAATAATGAAACAAAAGAAGAGTATTCAGAGTTTTTTAACACTTACGAGGAATCTCAAGCCTTTATAGAAAATAATACTCATATTACTAAACTGCTAACCACAGCTGCTTTTATTAGTGGTAGGTCAGATCAGCGCCTACCGGGTGGGTTTAGAGACAGGCTGAAGCAAATGAAATCAAAACACCCTACGTCTAAAGGAGCAGATCACTTACTATGAGTTTAGTTATTGAAAAAGATTTAGACTTTCTATCTGATTTGTTAGAGAGCTTAAGAGAGAAGGTAGAGTTAGCTCAAGAGTCAACAGATATGGTTGATTTTAATTTACCTAAACCTAGAGAGATATACAATTACCTAAATCAATATGTTGTTGGACAAGAAAGAGCTAAAAAAGTTCTAGCTACTGCAGCTCACAATCATTACAAAAGATTACTTATTTTAAGAGATTCAAAATTTAAAGATCGCTTAGATAAAACTAATGTAATGTTAATGGGACCAACCGGTACAGGTAAAACTTATCTAGTTAAGAAACTAGCCGAGTTTATGAAAGTACCTTATTATATTGCAGATGCTAATTCGTTAACGTCAGCAGGTTATGTTGGTAAAGACGTTGAATCGTTAATTGATGGTTTAGTATCAGCTGCTAATGGAGCTTTTGAAGCTGCAGGTACAGGTATTATTTTTATTGATGAATTTGACAAAATTGCTAGAAGAAATAACAGTGCTAAACAAAGAGATGTTGGAGGTGAAGGTGTACAGCAAGCTTTACTTAAACTGATGGAGGGCACTACAGTAGAAGTAGAACGTAACAACGGTTTAACTAGAATGAAGATAAAAATTGATACAATGAATATCTTCTTTATTGTAGGGGGAGCTTTTGTAGGACTAGAAGAAAGTATTGCAAAGAGATTAAAGGTTGGCCCAAGTACTAATATTGGGGTTAACGCAGATATTGAGGAGCGTATGCCAGACTTAAGTTTACTAAAACTAGCTACCCCTCAAGATATTGAGGAGTATGGATTCATACCAGAATTAATTGGTAGAATACCTCTTACAGCTTCTCTCGACGAACTTACTATTGAAGATCTTATTTTTATCCTTACTGAGATTAAAAATAATCCAGTCGATCAATATAAGAAATTATTTTCTAAATCTAATACTACTTTGGAATTTAATAATGAAGCTTTAGTTGCTATAGCAGAATTAGCTAAGAAACAAAAGACAGGCGCACGTGGACTTAAAACAATTTTAGAAAATGTTCTTTTAGATGATATGTTTGAATTATCTAGTAAGACGGTAACGGATGAAGATGTTAAAAAAATTCAATCATCGATGGAAAGATATTCCAAAGATTAAGCAGGTTAACTCAGAGACAGGACGACTATATGAAGTTGCTTCAAATACTGCGTATCCATCAATTACAACTGTGCTATCAAAAACTTCGGATAAAAGCAATCTTATTAGGTGGCGTAAAAGAGTGGGTGAAGACCATGCAAATAAAATCACCAAAGCTGCAACGACTCGTGGAACGTCTATGCATCAACTTTGTGAGAATTACCTTCTCAATGAACCTCTGGATGATCTTGGTTCTACTAGTGGCGAGTTACTGTTTAGGGGCATACGCCCACAACTAAATGATATCGACAATATTAGATGTCTTGAAACTCCTTTATTTTCTACTATCTTTAAAGTAGCCGGTACAGTAGATTGTATTGCTGAATATAAAAATAAATTATCTGTAATTGATTTCAAAACTTCTGCTAGAGAAAAAAAGACAGAATGGATTGAAGATTATTTTATACAGGGTTGTTTTTACTTTATGGCTTATAGAGAATTAACAGGTGAAATGCCTGAACAGGTTTGTATTATGATTTCTGTACAGGATGGTACTATGCAGAACTTTACTTTATCACCATACGATGTAATAAAGTATACAAACTTATTAAAAGAAAGGATAAAAGAGTACAATGGAATCATTAATAGGGCCTAGTGAGATACAGAGAATAGCGGAGGATATCGCTAATTTCTGGGAAACGTCTGAACTAAGTGAAGAAGATAAATTAAAAATCCTAAACATGACAAAAGACTATTATAAAGATAGGAACTTAACTGCAGTAGATGCGTGGTTAGCACAATTATGTGAAGTTATAATTAATAAAAATGTTGGAGCAACAGGTTTTGAAAAGAGTTAAAGATTCGGATTTTGGAATGAATAGTAAATCATTTCCTGCAATTATTGAAGATATTGTTAAAGAAAAAAAAATATCTTATATTGATGCTACGTTAGAAACATGTGAACGTTTTGATATAGATCCAAGAGATGTGAAACGTTTACTTAATAAACAAATTAAAGAAAAAATAGAATTTGATGCTCTTAATAATAATCAATTAAAGTATAAAAAAAGGACACTAGTTTGACAAAACAAGGTTATCATGTATATCAAACTTACTTAGCATTACAAAGACATTTTACATCTGACTATGATTACTTTAAGTATAATGGTAAGATAAATGCTTCTGTTAATGCATACAATGGTAGGTCTGATTATTTTGCCTTTGAGAAACTTAGTAAAATTATTGACAGTAAGAACTTAGTTGATTTTTTCTTATCTCATTTCTTAGATAAACCTAACTGTTGGATAAGAGATATGTCAAAATCTGAATACGAAAAGTATTCAGCATTTATGAAAAACTTCCCTAAACAATTTAAGGAAGATGTAGATTACCTGGCTATGAATCATAAGCCACATGAACTAATTCAAGTGGGGGCTGGTATACCTCTTATACATGAGTTAGTCATTAAGCAGAAAATTAGTATTGAGACTTTAATATTAATGGACTGTTTCTTCCCATTCTTAGAACAACATGAGAAGGAAGTAAATGTACCGGTACTTTGGCCGCAGCATTTAAAGAAAGTAAAAAAATATCGACCTTTTTTGCAACAAAATCTAGATATTACATATTACAATGATATAGCCCTTGAAGCTTTTAAAGGGTAAGACACTTATAAGTGAAACCGTGAAACGAATAATAGGAGAAACCGATGTCGTTTGAAGATTATATGCAGAACCGTAAGTCTGCTTTTGAAAAACTTACAACTAATATTAAACAAGATTTACAAGGTAATCAGGACAATAGAACTGATGATCGTATCTGGAAACCTAAAATGGGTTCAGATGGTACTGGTTATGCAGTTATTAGATTGTTACCAGGCAGTGATTCAGCTAAGACACCATGGGTAAGAATGTATGATCATGGCTTTCAAGGTCCAACTGGTAAATGGTATATAGAGAATTCTCTTACTACTATTGGTCAGAAAGACCCTGTTAGTGAGCATAAT